ACACAGAAGGAGCACATGGACATCGCATTAGATGCCAAGAGAATCTTCTGCGAACAATTCCCTGCCGTTGCAGAGGCAATGGACTGGACTAAATAAAAAATATTGAGTAGATACGAATGCCTACATATCCTGTTATTCACAAAGAAACTGGTGAACAAAAAGATGTAAAATTAAGTGTTCATGAGTGGGATCAATGGAAAGAAGACAATCCTGATTGGCAAAGAGATTGGTCTGATCCCTCTACTTGCCCTCAACCTGGAGAGGTTGGAGACTGGCAGAATAAACTCATTCAAAAAAATCCTGGATGGAATGATGTTCTGCGTAAGGCAGGACAAGCACCAGGTTCTGTAGTAAAAACTCTCTGATATGGCTAGAAGAAAAAGAACGAATGACCAACCGATTGGTGTTGGTATGACTGCTAAGCAGATGAAGAGAAAAAAACCAATTAATGCTGATTTTCTTCTTGATATTGAACCCCTTACAGACAATCAAAAGAAACTTTTTGATGCTTATGCTGAGGGTAAAAATGTAGTTGCCTATGGAGCTGCAGGAACTGGTAAGACATTCATCACTCTCTTCAATGCATTGATGGATGTCTTTAATCCTGAATCACCTTATGAGAAAATTTACATCGTAAGATCTCTTGTTTCTACAAGAGAAATTGGATTCCTTCCTGGAGATCATGAGGATAAATCTTCTTTGTATCAGATTCCATACAAGAACATGGTCAAGTACATGTTCCAGATGCCATCAGATTCTGATTTTGAGATGCTTTATGGCAATTTGAAGAGTCAGGAAACTATTTCTTTCTGGTCTACTTCTTTTATTCGTGGTACAACTTTTGATAATGCAATTATTATTATTGATGAGTATCAAAACTTGAACTTCCATGAGCTTGATAGTATCATCACTCGTGTTGGTGAGAATAGTAAAATTTGTTTCTGTGGTGATGCAACACAAACAGACTTACAGAAATCTAATGAGAAGAATGGCATTCATGATTTCATGAAAATCCTCAGGATCATGCCATCTTTTGAACTGATAGAGTTTGGACTTGATGATATCGTAAGGTCTGGTATTGTTAAAGAATATCTGGTCGCCAAGATGAATCTTAATTTATGAATCAAAATTTATTAAAGAATAATTATCTTCTTGTAAGGAATTTTATTGATAAGGACTTCGCACAGCACTTGGGATCTAAATTTGAAGAAGATAGTATTCTTTTTGATAGTGATACACAAGTACCAGGAACTCCAAGCAAATATAATTATCCCCCTGCACTAGAACTTCTCTGCAATAAAACCGGAGAAGTTTCTAGTATTGTGGAAACTCCTGTGTTGCCGACATATACTTACGGTAGAGTTTATAAAGAAGGAGATGAACTCAAAATACATTCAGATAGACCTGAGTGCGAGATCTCTCTTACTTTGCATCTCAGTGGTGATGAAAAGTGGCCAATCTACATTGAGAAACCAAATGGAAACTATGCCTCTGCTGTATTGTATCCTGGTGACGCACTAGTTTATCTGGGTTGTGTTGCAAAACATGGAAGAAAGATGTATACTGGTAACAAATATTCCCAATTCTTTCTTCATTATGTAAGAAGTGATGGTGTTTATTCAGATAGAGCATTTGATGTAGACACAACGCTTGGAAAAAAAAGACCAGCAAGACGAATAGAATTATCTATGGAATATAAAAAACTTAGGAAAGAAAACAATCTATGATCTTTAATCATGTTGACATTGACCTTCCTGCCCTAACAAGAGAAACCATTGATGGCGTAAGATATTACGATATTCCTGGTGGAGAAAAGAAGAAATTCGTCTCTATTACCTCTGTTACTAGTTTTCACAATCGAAAGATCTTTGAAGATTGGAGAAAGCGTGTTGGGGAGAAGGAGGCGAATCGAAAAACCAAAAGAGCCACAAGTCGTGGCACTGATATGCATACTCTTACAGAGTATTATCTTAAAAACAAAGATCTTCCCACCGTACAACCATTATCCGATGTCCTGTTTAGACTTGCGAAACCAGAATTAAACAAGATAAATAATATATTAGCACTAGAGAAGTCCCTGTATAGCGAGGTACTGGGAATAGCAGGGACTGTTGACTGTATTGCTGAATATGATGGCGAGTTAGCTATCATTGACTTTAAAACATCGGAGAAACCAAAACCAGAAAAGTGGATTGAACATTACTTTGTTCAAGCGATGGCATACGGTTGTATGCTGTATGAACTTACTGGTATTATGGTCAAAAAACTTGTAATTATTATGTCCTGCGAAAATGGAGAATGCGTCGTCTATGAACAATATGATAAACAAAAATACATCAATCTCCTTACTGAGTATATTAGAGAGTTCGTCCAACACAAACTTAATCAGTATGAAAAGTAATGTAGAAAAAGCAATCGAGAATAAATTCTATTGTCCATCTAAATTTTCTCAAGAAATTGAGAGGATTGTCCTCGATAATGAGGAGATGAATTATATTGATGCAGTTCTATTCTTTTGCGAAAAGAACAACATTGAGATAGAATCTATTTCAAAACTAATCACGAAACCACTCAAAGAGAAGATCAAATGCAATGCAATCGAACTTAACTTCATGAAGAAGAGTTCGAGAGCAAAACTCCCCATTTGAAAATCAGCTTTTAATTCCAAAAAAGGCGGGAAAAAAATTCGTGGCCAAAAACGCCCTATTACTTTTTTATAATGATGCCGTTTCAAGCATATACCTCTTATCTGTCGTTGAAAAACCATTTCACGAAAGAAAAGTATGACTATCATAAGTACGCTGGCAAAACCAGAGCAACGATTAAAGCATTTTATAATCGTCGTGATAGGTACTTTTTTGAAAAACTGTCTCGTCAAAAAGACGACAAACAGGTTGTAGAATTTTTTGTATCTAACTTTATCTCTTGCACTGATCCCCAAAGCCTCTGGATTGGAGATATTATCAAGAATGGTGAGTCGGTATATACTAATTGGCAAAAAAGAATGCAATCACTCACTTATTTCTTCAAAGAGGAGGTAACAAAACTCTTTGAAGAGAACAAGTTTGATGATGTTTTGAAGGTTGAGAGTAATAGGCACCCAATTTTGGTGAAAAAGTATATTCAGAAAGAAGTGTCAATTGAGACACTTGTAATTTTGGACAAAATACTTCTATATAAGAGAGATTATGATAAAAAACTGAATGATCCAGTTTGGCAACTAATCTCCATGAGAATTGATAAATATTCATCATTCCTTAATCTCGATATTTTCAAATATCGTAAAATCTTGAAAGAAATTATCTTAGAAAATAAATGAAGTTCTTTGACTCAGAAATCATTCAACAAGAAATGCAAGAAATTGCAGATCTACAAGACACCATCTATAAAAATGTCTTCACTTTCCCTGATATGGATGATGATGGCAAATTAGATCATTTGAAGCTTCTCAAAACTCTGATTGAAAAGCAAAAAATTCTTTATGCTCGTCTTTCGTTGTCTGATGACCCACAAGCGAAGAAAATGAAGGAAAACATCATGAAATCTGCTATGATGATGGGAATTCCATCGGATACAGACCTGAATTTCCTTTTCAGCAAGATGACTGAGATGATCGAACTGATGGAAGAACAACTAGACAGGGCTTGACATCCCTTCTTGCCACGAGTAAGATAAAGTCGTCCACAAACCAAATCCAATCAATCCTAAAAATCCTATGTCCTTTTCAAATCTTAAAAAGCAATCCTCTCTCGGTTCTCTCACCAGCAAACTGGTGAAGGAAGTAGAAAAGATGAGTTCCGGGGGTAATGATGTCGATGAGCGTCTCTGGAAACCAGAGCTCGACAAGTCTGGCAATGGATATGCTGTTATTCGTTTTCTTCCTGCTCCTAATGGGGAAGATCTGCCGTGGGCAAAACTGTATCACCACGCCTTTCAGGACAAAGGTGGCTGGTACATTGAAAACTCTCTGACCACCATTGGAGAGAAAGATCCTGTTTCTGAGTACAATCGTGAACTCTGGAACAGCGGTGTTGAGTCTGACAAAGACACCGTTCGTCGCCAAAAGCGTAAACTGAACTTCTATTCCAACATCTATGTTGTGAAGGATTCTGCTAATCCACAGAACGAAGGTAAAGTCTTCCTCTACAAGTTCGGTAAGAAGATCTTCGACAAGATCATGGAAGCAATGCAGCCTGAGTATGAGGACGAGACTGCAATCAATCCTTTTGACTTCTGGCAGGGTGCAAACTTCAAACTGAAGAT